ATGCATGACACGCTCACCGCAATCGCATACGGGGCCATCGCCATCATGCTGACCATCATGCTCGCATGCGCATGGTATTGCGAATACGCGAACACGCCGGTGCATTACACGACGATCCAAACCGTTGACGAAGGCGGTTTCGAACACGACTGCCTAGTCGCGACCTACAAGAAAGACATGGCACTTGACTGCACCAATCCAAACGATTGAAAACCAAGCCCGCTCAATCCAAGAAGAACTCGGACGGCATCTCACCGCATTGCCCGACGACTTCGACAATCCGAAAACGCTGAAAGCGCGAATGGACTTGCGCAGGGCGTATAATGCTGCTACGGACATCGTGGAACTCACGATGCGGTTAAGATTGGAAAGACTGGTATGAACTTCAAACGACACTTGAATCAGCGAATCCGACTAGTGGAAGGAATCGAACCGGATGCGACCGGTACCGGAACGGGAGGCTCTGAAAGCCAGACTGGAAGCACGGCAGCCGTGACACAGCAGGAGCCGACAATCACCCAAGCCCAACTCGACGCCATCATCAGCCGAAAGCTCGCCAAGGAACGCGAAAAGCTCGAAGCAGCCCAGAAAGCAGCCGAAGACGCCCGAAAACTAGCCGAGGAAACCGAAGCGAAAGTCAAGGAGGCCCGTGAGAAGGGCATCAGTCTTGGCCTGTTGCAGGCGAAACGCAACACCATCGCAGAACAGTACGGGTTGAGCGCCGACCTGCTGCCCGCCGAGGAAGACAAGCTCGACGCTTTCGAGAAGCAGCTCGCGGCAAGCATCAACAGTCGCACGCGCGTCACGCCAGTGACCGTCGAATCGGCCAACAAGACCCCCGACTGGATGGGCGCCGCGCATGCGTGACATCCGAATCCTCAGCATGGTGATGCGCGACGAAAACGTTCCTGCGACCCTCTCAATCATCGACGACGACGTGGTGGTGAACTCACCCGTGGAGTTGGACGAAAACGAGAAAGACAAGATGATAAAACGTTTTGCCGAGCGCATCATACAACTGGGACTCGCAATGCACGACTGGAAGGAAAAGAATTGACCGACGAACTGAAGCCGCTCGCCACCGTCGAAGACACCGAAGCATACCTACGCCACAAAGTGCCCATCGACCTCGTGGACTATGAGGAACGCAAACGCGGAGCCGCATCAAACGTGCTCCGCATGATGTACCGCAACCAAGGCGACGACTTGGACAAGCAAGTCACGGAAGACCCGCTCACCCGCCAAATGGTAGCCGACATCATCGGCGTCAGCGTCGCACAGGACGTGAACCGCAAAGCATCCATGTCCGAAAGCGACACCGACCTGAGCGCGTTCAAAACGTTCACCCAAACGGCGGGCGGCTACAGTTTCACCGGCGAATGGCGAGGCAACACGGATGACGTGTTCTTCACCAGCAACCAGCTCAAACAGTTAGGCGTCGGACGCGCCACCATAGCAAGGTTCCAACTCTGATGCACTACGGACTCAAAACACACGAAATCACCATCACCACCGGAAACGGCCAACACACGGTCAAAGGCATCGTGACCGCGAACACCACAAGCGAAGACACCGGCACGTTCGACAACATGACCGAAGTGAACTCGCTCACCATCCACGTCACCACGCCGGACACGCCACCGGAAATCGTCGGCGGCGAACTCGAACACCATGGAAACACCTACCACATCACATCAATCAAACCGCCGATAGACCCAGAAAACAGGGTGATGTTCAACCCGTTCAAATGGAGTTTCAACGCGAAGCAGGTGCAATACTGATGGCAATACTGAAAGGCGCCAAAATCATGGTCGCCGCACCGAACACGGCAACCAACCTCGTAATGCAGTCGGCAGGATTCCAACAGGAGTCACGCCGCGCCGCATCACGAATCATGCCACAGCTGCGAATGGACTCATACAGAGTCAAACCACCATCCATGACCACATACCGCACGCTCAGCACATTCAACGGAACACGTCGAGCCGGAACGGAAATCAAATACTACAAGACGCCACATTCCGGCGACACGCTGAAAGGACTCGGACTGTGAGCAAAGACAATGAAATCGTCAACGACATCATCAACGGATTATCACAACGGCTCAACATGCGCGTATACGGCAAGTATCCGACCGTGAAGACCACCGGCCAGTATCCGCTCATCATCGTCACACGACAGAACGCGTCCGACATCACCCCATACATCCGACATTTGGACATCGCCATCACCGTGGTGACACGCGAACTCTCAGGCGGAACCGACAACACGCTCAGCGCCGAAATCGGCGACGCCCTGACCGACTGGTACAACCAGAGCCTATGGGACATCATGGGCGCCCCCCTGCTCAACACCGCCGACGCCCAGCCGACCAAAGACGGACGCGCATCCACCGTCTACGACTACCAGCTGGAGTACCTGAGTTGAAAAGCACGCAGGAGTCGGTCGAAGACCTCATGGAAATACTCTCACCGGCAGCCAAAGACATCATCACCGACGAACAGGTGCGCCAAGCCCAAGCCGCCGCCAGCAGCGGCGACAGGCACATGGCCGGAAAGATCTTAGGCGACATCTGGAAGCAGGTAGCGGAAAAATCCGCCGGACTAACCTTGGAACGGCTCGACCCCGACAGTTTCGGCAGGAAAATCGGATGGCTCATAAGCCAACAGCGTTCCGAAAAGACAGTCAGGGACTTCCTTGCGAAATACAAGCGCGAACTGGCCATCCAGCCGATGCAGGAAGCGACCGCCAACCTGTTCGCCCTCGACTCGACAACCGAAGTCGTACGCGAATCGGTGGGCGAAACATGCCAATGGTGTCTCGAACGGTGCGGAATATGGCACCCATACGACGCCAACCATTACGGCGTCTGGACAAGACACGCCGGATGCGACTGCAAAATCTACGTAAGGAACAGCCTCACATGACGCCAACCATCAACAACACCGACCCACAACACGTCGAAAGCCCGACGCGCCGAACCATCATGAAAACCGAAATGGTACGATGGTATCGAGAACAACAACGCCAAATGGCCGAACAGTTAAGGAGGATCTATGGCAGGGAAAACTGAAGAAGCCCTCTCAAGCCGCATGGAACAGGTCAACGGACTCATCGACAAAGCCTACTCGGACATGGAAGAGTATGGGCGGAAAGCCGAAACAACGGACGATGACCGCGAATACTATATGAGCATGGCAAGCAACGCGCAGAGAAACTACGTCAGCTTCATGCAACTGCTCATGACCATGACCAAAAACTTCGACGAAGCAGTGAAAGTCGATTCGCACAAAAGCAGGACAACCGCCACCAAAGCGCCGAAAACCACTCTTCAGAACCTCATAGCGAAGGAAGCGAAACGCTCATGACACTCACCATCGTGGACGAACAGGCAATCTCATTCCCATGGATTGAACTCATCAAGAACGCATACTCCATGCGCGTTCGGGTCGGCAACTTCAGCGCGGTCGGAAAACGCAGCTTCACCCGCATACTCTCCAAAGCTGTCGGCGGCGTAAACTCCTACTTCCTCATGCAGGACGGCGACCCACTCAGCACCGACTACCTCCCGTCCACAGACCTACAATTGGAAAAAGTCGCCGCGGTAGGCTTGGACGGACGCTGCTATGACGAGAACGCAGAGGAAATCGACGAAAACCTCCGATGCCTCACCCTCAGCCACGCGCCCGTCACCGACCAAGCCGTACTATTGGCGCAGCGTGCCATGGTCATCGAAGGACTCATCTCCCAAAACCTCGAACACCTCATGCTGCCCGAACCGGTCGTGGTCGGCACCTCCCCCGACGTGGTAATCAAAACAGACCCGAGCAAGAACCCAACCGATTGGACGAAATTCGACGCCAACGACGACCATGAAACCATCGTCCGGCCGGAAGTCAAACGACTCAGCCAATGGGATAACGGACAGCTCAAAACACTCCTGCAAAACACGGCGTTGAGCTTCCAGATGGAAACCGGACTACCACCGCAGGACGCTCAGATCCTGGACACGCTCGAAGCGACCACACAATCGTTGGTGTCGAACCGTGAAAGCTTCGTCAGCCGCGTCTACATCATAAAACAGGATCTGAACGCCGTGTTCGAACCGTTGGGCATCAAATTGGATTACGAACTCACGTTCCCGCAGACCGCGCAGGACATCGCATCCATTGGCGACGCCTACGGCAAGGGCGCTGACGCCGACACTCTCAAGAAGTATCAGGTGGTATGACATGCTGGTGAAGAATCCAAATTGGAGGGCGAACGTACGTCCAACATCCGACGTGGCAATCATGGCCGCGGAATACGTGAACTGGGGTCGTGGAAACGCAATACTCCCGTTTCAGGTCGAATTTCTCAACAACGCCTTCCAACGCAAGAAGGACGGCACTTGGAAATACAAGCGTGTCGCATTGAACATGCCGCGACAGAACGGCAAGACCAAAATCCTCACCGCCCCAATCCTCTACTACCTGTTCGTGCTCGGCCTGAACGTGCTCGTCACAGCGCATGAGCAGATTGCCGCGAACAAAATCATGGAGGATTTGAAAGACGCCATCGATTCGAACCCCGAACTGAAGGCCGAGGTCACGCATTTCAGCACCACCATGGGACGCGAGCGCCTACAGTTGAAGAACGGCGCGTTCGTCCGGTTCCGTTCACGCAAAAGCGCTTCGGCCGGCATGGGCGGCACGTTCGATTTGGTCATCTTCGACGAGGCGCAGGAACTCCGCTCCGAATACGAGGCGATGATTACCAAGACGTTGAAGACGCGCCGCATGGCGATGATAATCTACACCGGCACGCCGTTCCTCCCCTCGTCCATCGGAGACACGTTCAACGTGTTCCTTGACAACGCCGAAAACGACGATATGTCGTACGCTGTGCGCTACGGCATCGATGACGAGACGGCGGATATCGAGGACGAGCAGTTGTGGGCGCTCACCAACCCGCTCTACCCGGACGTGATTCCACGCGAAGCGTTCCTCACCGACGTGGCGATAGCCAAACAGGGTGGCGCGGACGGACTCATCGACTTCCGCATCCAAGACTTGGGCCTATGGTGGGCTGACAGCATTCCTCCCGCAATACCGATGGACTTGTGGGACAGCGCATACTCCGACCTCCAACATGACCGCGACACGCTCGTCTACGCGCTCACCTTCGACCCGACAACCAGCACGCTCGCCCTCAGCGTCGCCGCCAACACCGAAGAGGTGACGGTCGGCTCGCAGCATTACGACAAGTGGGCGCACATCATCGGCGAAATCGTGGACGAACGCCCCACCACCGAATCATGGCAGTGGGTGGTTGACGAGCTGAATACGCGCCCACGCAAGACAACGCTCATCTTGGACGCTGGCGGATTGAACAATCCGATAAGGGACATGCTTCCACGCGGGTTGAACGTCATCCAATTGACCGGCACCGAGTTCCTTGCCTCCCAGCAGGGATTCCTCGACCTGCTGAATGAGGGACGGTTCAAACATACGAACAATCCGCAGCTGACCGCCGAAGTGCAGAACGCGCAGAAGCTCAAATCCGGTTCTGATGACCAGTGGAAGTTCGCGCCGATACGCAAGACCGAAACCACGGCCGGTTTGAAGGGCGTCAGCATCGCCGCATGGTATCGTGGCGTCAACCGTCCGAAGGAACGCAAGGTCAGGGAGGTGATTGCCTGATGGGCAAGGATACGGGACTCTACCATCGAAACCGCACCATCCTCCGCGAACGCACCAAACGGACGGGAGCGCCCTGCTATTATTGCGGCGCACCGTTCTACTGGGGCCGCAACACAGCGCACCCGTTGGCGTTCACCGCAGACCATGTGATACCGCGTGCCGCTGGCGGAAGCGACAGGATGGACAATCTCGTCCCGGCGCACATGCAATGCAACCGCGCCAAGTCAGACCATATAGCAAGTCCGGCGACACGCCGAACGCGAACTGCGACGAGAAGGTGGTAGAATAAATACCGTTACGCAGCAATGTGTAGCTCTCTCTTGTGATTATGGTTTGCACGCACCCCGTTTGACGAAAGTCAAGCGGGGTGTTATGCTATGTCTTGGAGATGGTCGGTAGACAATCAGAGCAGCTTTGTCCATCATGCCAAGACCGACCGTCTCTCCAAAAAATGCACTGACTTGAACCGCCCCAGCACAGTCGTTAAACAATGCAGGGCATACCCACTGGCGACAGGGGGTCGAGGCGCACACAGCCGGAAACAATCGTGGTAGAGGCCGAGTCGGGGCCGCAATGCAGAAGGCCGACACCATCCACCTCAACCACGAAAGGCAGTCATGTCCCTAGCAACAATCGAACTGAAGCCAGGCTTCGTTGACCGCAAGCTGATTTCCACCCAGCCCGCGGCCGGAGCCATCGCAAGGATTTCCAACAGCACTCCAATCGACCTCATCGGCACGCAGATGCAGACCATCGACTTCACCGGCGAAATGGGTATCTTCGGCGAAGGCGCCGCCAACGCAACCGGACCAGAAAAGAGTAAGAAGTCAAACCCCGCCACCAACGGTGTCGTGACCATCAACCCAATCACCTTCTACATCAGCTACCGTTTCCCAAAGAAGTTCCTTCAGCTGTTCGGCGTTGACGGCGCCTACAATCCGACCGACGCCACCTTCCGCGCCGGTTCTCCGCAGACCATGCTTCAGAGCATCCTCGCGCAGCCGTATCAGGCCGGAATCCTCGACCAGTACCGCACGTATGTGAATCGTGCAATCAGCCGCGCCCTCGACTTCGCACCAATCTTCGGTGTCAACCCGGCAACCAAGAAAAGCTCCAACGTCGCACGCACCAACGGATACGTGCTCGAAAGTGCCGAAAAGATCACCTACACTCCGGGCACCGGAGCGGAAGCAGCCACCGCGTTCAAACAGGCCGTGCGAAAGGTCGCCGCACAGGGCGACGCGTCCGCGCAGGGCGTCACCACCTCCGCATACTTGGCCGCAATCGGCGATGGCCTCACCACCAGTGGCACGCCGACCCAGTATGCGGCCGACGTTCCGCTCATCGGCAACATGGTCAACCTCGGCGGCGTCACCCTCGCGGCCTCCAACACCGTGTCCGACCCCGCGGCGGCCACCGACGCCGGCCTGCAGCCCAAGCAGGTGCTCGATGCGGTCATCGGCGACTTCGCCAACCGTTTCGTCTGGGGTGCTATCCCACTGTCCGGCATTGAAGTGTTCGACTCCGGCAACCCGGATAGTTCCGACGAAGGCGACTTGGGCGCAGTCAACAAGGTGATGCTCCGCACCGAAATCGCAATCGGCTGGGGTTTCATCGGCGGAACCAACAAGTTCTACGCCATCACCCACACCGCCGCGTGACCACACGCATGGGCGGCGGCGACGCCGCCCATCCACTGATTGAACGCTAACAACGAAAGGAATTAAGATGGGCACAAAGCAGTCTTCCGCAAACGTGACATTCTCCAAGCCGGGTACTAGTGACAATAAGTCCGGCTATATTTGGGTCGCCCCACTGGGCACCAAAATCCCCACCAACGCCACCTCCGACCTGGACGGGCAATTCGTCGGCCTTGGCTATCTATCCGAAGACGGTCTGACCGAACCGGCATCCCTCTCCGCAGGTGACGATATTGTGGCCGCCGGTGGCGATACGGTCGCACAGGCTGACCCGACGTTCTCCAAGACGTGGACGGGTACTTGCATCGAAGCCCTGAACGTAGACCTGCTTAAGGTCGCATACGGCTCCACCAACGTGACGGTCACAGATGCGGGCGCGGGGAATGATGGCTTTATCACCGTCAAGGAGCGGGCTAGCGAACTGGAGCATCACGTCATCGTCATCGACGAAATGCTCAAGGGTGGCCGCAAGCGTCGTAACGTGATGGCCGATGCCACTTTCCTCATCACTGGCGACATCAGCCACGTGCATACGGCTCTCGTGAACTTCGAGTTCACCATCAACGCCTATCCGACCGCCACCGCACCGGCTCAAACCCAGTACATCACCATCCCAAAAGCGTAAGCTCTCCGAATCCGACGCTGACGGTCACCGTATCCGATGGTACGGTGGCTGACGGCGGGACGATGTGGGTGGTTGGAGACTGGGGACAAGACCAGCCATGGTCACGCTCCACCGGCGTGAAGATGTTCAAGGAGGCGAATGATGTCTATACTGGCGAACTCTCCCTCCCGAAGGGCACCAAGTTCGACATCAAGATTCTGAAGTCCACGGTCTCCACGACGAGCGGCGGCGATAATACTTGGTCTGCGGTCAAGTATGCCAGCACTCTGAACACATCCACTTCACATGATTTCGGAGAGTTTACCGACAATCTGCTCCCCAACGGCAACTTCAACGAAGGACAGGTGAAAAGGACTCCGGCTGAATGTGTAACACTTAACGGATCCACTCCGTTTAGTGGGTCAAATCACTTGAGTGTCGGCAGAGACGGACCTTCCTCATGCACTTCCCGACGTGTTCGTCCTGCCACCTAATCAAACACTGCGCCTTACCGGCTACATCCGCACTTGGACAAGTGGTGTTGACGGCGTTGTCACGATGAAGGTCGTAACACCACAACAGCAGACACTATTCGAGTTAAGCAATGGCGTTATCCAAACGGATGGCTGGGCTACGTTCAGCAGGACGTTCAAGACCGGCGACGTGCCGATGGAATGCCAGATTGTGCTATCGAACGAACTCATAAATAATGTCTGGTGGCGTCGCGCAGACTTCGACTCGCTCAGTCTCGTCATGCCATAACCAACATACCCCATGCCGACCACGGCGTGGGGTATACTTATATAGAAAGACAACGAAAGGAAACCCAATGGCAAAACGCAAGCCAACCATCACCGCAGAAGACTTCAACGAAAACTGGGGCGACGCCTACGCTAAACTCCTCCGCAACCGAAAATTCCAACAGGCCATCCACTCCGAAAAAGTCGAAGACGGCGTGGAAACCATCTGGCTCGTAGACAAGCTCATGCGCGGCGTATTGAAGGAGAACAAGTACGAAGCGGTCATGAACGCATTCGATGATGATGTGCTCGACGCATGGGAATACCTCTCGGGAAAATTGCCAGCGCTTTTGGATTCACAGTCGAAAGACTGACTTATGCGATAAACCCCGACCAGTGGGACAGCCAAATCTTGGCTGATTTCGCAAGCCAATACGGTAGTCCCAGACACTACAGCATCATAGAGAGGGCGAAACTCATAGGCACGTTCGGAGCGACGGCACGACTCTTGGACATCATCCAACAGTCAACACTAGCCCCCTACAGCGGCAAGGGCAGGAAGCCGAAAAGCGTATTGCCGGAAAACCGGAAGAACACCAAGAAGGAGGATTACGAACTCGATTCGATGAACACCGAAGACATCAACAAGGCGTTGGGTCTTCACCGAAAGGAACAATAGATGGCAAAGGGCAGCATCGCAACCGCATGGATACAAGTACTTCCATCGTTGGAAGGCTTGCAGTCCGCACTTGTCAAAGCAAGCAAGGGCGCGGTGCTCACCCCCGCCATCCAACCCAAACTGGCATCAGGCACAAGCCGACTCTTCGCATCGAACGGCTTGGGCATGTCCAAACTTTTTTCCGGCTCGTTCAATAAGAGCCTCAACCTGCAAGGCGGAATGAAAAACGCGCTCAACAGCGTGTTCGCATCCTTCAGTTCAAGCGGACGTCGTTCCGCCAACGCTTTCGGCAATGGCTTCGCAAACCTCGACCTCAACAAGTATCTGAATGCGGCAGCCGCCATCGCCGCCGTGGCATCGGTCGGCAAAGCCGTCAAAACCGTCACGTCCGACATCATCGAAATGGGCAACCAGTGGGGTCGCACCACCGCCATGCTGAAAAACGCGGTAGGCAACACCGGAGACTACACAAGCTCGCTCGAAACATCGCTGAAATACGCGAACGAGGTCGGCGTCACCACGGACGATTTCATCCAGTCCGCGGCACGTCTCCGCACGCTCGCGCCGGAAGTCGTGACCAATTACGGTGACGCGGCGAAATTCGCCAAACTGCTCGACATGAACATGATTAGCACCGGCGTGTCCACTCAGGAAGCGTCCAGTGCCATGCGGCAGATCACCCAAGCATTGGGCAAGGGCATCGTCAACGGCGATGAGTTGAACTCCATCATGGAGAACTCGCCGCAAATCGCACGAATGCTCGCCAAGCATCTCAACGTGTCCGTAGGCGAACTGAAACAGTTGGGCAAGGAAGGCAAAATCAGCGGCCAAGCCCTCTACGATACGGTGCTTGAGAACGCCGACGCCATCGAAAAGCAGTTCACCGCCATGCCCGTCACGGCAGACCGCGCGTGGAACAGCATCAAGAACACGGTCGGCGCAAGGTCGGCGGAAGCCGCCACCGCATTATCCACTAACCTCGGCAAAGCGTTGACCGCCATTTCCAGTTCAGGCATGACGGACACGTTCGGCGAAATGCTCGCAGGATTCGTGCCATTGTCGAACGCGGCCGCCGAGTTGGCGGAGACGTTCGTCAACCAGCTTGCGCCAGCCGTCAACAAGGCGTTCAACGTGCAGCAGGTCGAACAGTTCCTCGCCCCGTTGACGAATCTCATCAGCCTTAACTCGCAGAACGTCAACCTGCTATCCTCCTTGGGTGACATGCTGAACACGGTGGGCGTCATCGGCGCCACCGCGCTCTCCCTCACGGTCGCCATTAACGACCGGTTCGCATCCCGCATCCCGTTCATCGGACGCGCGCTGGTCGACGTGAAGGACACGCTCATCAAACTTGGTTCCAGCTTCACCGGCGTGTTCGGAGCGGCGGTGTCAGCATCGTCCGCAGTCATCGACAAGGTCGCGTCCATGGCCGACGCGATGTCGAAAACGCTGTCCGAATCGACTAAAGCGCAGAACGCGCTCGGCAAGTTCAACGTCGCGTTCGAAGACTTGGCATCCTACGCGTTCAGCTTCGGCGAAAAGGGCGCTGAAGGCTTCGAACTCATCCAACAGGCAGCGACGAATCTGCGCAATGGCGTGGGGCAGGCGTCCGAGAATGTGAAGCTGCTCCAAACCGGTTTGAACGCGATGGGTGCCGACGCGGAAGCGCTTCCCGAAGCGTTCATCAAAGCGTTCGAAACCCTCAACACCGAAGTGGATGCCGCCGCACGGAAGAAGGCTCCATCCCTCATCCAAGCGTTCCACGACATTCGCACCGCAGCCGACACCATCGTCGTGGATTCCGCCATCTACCGTTCGTTGGACACGGCCGGACAGAGCGCAGACATCTACCGTGACAAGCTCGTGCAGGTGGGACGTGAGTTCAAGGAGCTTACCGGCCTGAACATTCCTGACGTGTTCCTTCCCTTGGTCGGGTCTGCCGTGTCCGCGTCCGACAGCATCATGCAGACGTTCGGCAATCTGAAGACCGGATTGTCCAACTATGCCGCGAACACGGCGCAACAGTGGGCGCCGGTCAAGGAGATTATCGCCGAAGCGTTCTCAAACGCCGCCGAATCCGTCAAAACGAAGATGGAAGCCATGCGTGCCGCCATCGAATCCGGCGTGCTCTCCATGGTTGAGAACGTGAAGGGCTGGGCGTCCTGGTTCAAGACGGCGTTCGGCGAAATGCTGGACACGACCGGCATCAGCGACACCATGTCCAAGCTCGGGTCTGTGGTTGGCAATGGGCTGGCTTCCGTCAAGGGCGTGCTCAAGTCGTTTGGTTCCGAAGCGGTGTCCGCGTTGTCGATGCCGTTCGACGGTCTTGCTGAAAAGATTTTCGGCTCGTTCAAAGGGCAGAATCCGTTCGCGCCGTTGACGTCCGCCGCGAAGACGGTCGTAGCCGGATTGTCCGCCACGGTCGGCGGCGCCGTGTCGCGTCTTGCCGGACGGTTCAGCCCGTTGGCGTCCGCCGGAAAAGCAGCCTTCGCTACCATAGGCTCCGCCGCGTTGAAGGTGTCTTCCGGCGCGTTGAAGGGATTCGGCGTGGCCGTGAATGGAGTCGGCGCGGCAATCGGCAAGATTGGCGGCATCGCATCCCAGCTGGGCGTGACCGGCGCAATATTCACCGGCTTGACGGCCGGCTTCCAGACACTGTTCAACCTCGACCCATCCCAGATGGTTGGCAAGTTCGACGAATGGCAGAAAAGCCTCGACAACACGCTTACCGGCATTCAGATGAAACTGCCAGCCATGGCGAACGCGTTCGCCACGGCGCTCCCACAGATGGTGGCGAGCGTCACCACAGCACTGCCGGGCATCGCCAACGCGCTCATGAGCGTTGGACAGACGCTCGCACCCGCGTTGATGACGATACTGCCGCAAATCACCCAAGCGTTCTCCGACATGTTCGCCCAACTGCCCGGCTTCATCGCCACCTACGGCCAGCCGATGCTGGAAGCGTTCGGCACGCTGTTCGCCACACTCGCCGGACAGATTCCGTCGCTTATGACCTCGCTTGGACAGGCGTTGATTACCGGCGTTCAGGCCGCGTTCAGCGCCATAAGCGACAATAGCGCAGCCATCGCCGGGTTTATCAGCGGGTTCGGCGCATCTTTGGCTTCCGGCATTCAGACGTTGGGCGCCACCGTTGTGGCCGCGCTCCCGTCCATCGGACAGAGCATCGCCACCGCGCTGCCGACGCTGATTCCGGCATTGATATCCGCTATAACCAGCGTGATAAACTCATTGGCCGCAGCATTGCCGGGCATCGCCGTCGCCATCATCAACCAGCTGCCGGCAATCATCGGCGAATTGGCTACCGGCATCGTCAACAGTCTGCCCACACTGCTGGGCGCCTTCATCAGCGTGGCGACCAGCATCGCCGCGAACTTCCCAAGCATTTTCATGGCCGTTGCGCTCGCTGTCCCTGCGATTATCGCAAACATCGCCCGACCGTTCGCCGGATTGGGTGGTCGCATTCTCGGCTACATCGGGAGCATTCCGGGCAAAATCATTGGCCTGTTCGCTGATGCCGGCTCGTGGCTGGTCGCTTCCGGCGCCGCGTTGATGGACGGTTTCAAACAGGGTATCCTCAACGCGGTCGATAAAGTGAAGAGCGCGGTGAAGGGCGCGTTGCAGAAGGTGCGAGACTTCTTCCCGTTCTCTCCCGCTAAGGTCGGCCCGTTCTCAGGCTCCGGCTATACCAGCGTGTCCGGCGAGCATCTTATGCGCGACTTCGGAAAGGCCATCGGCGCCCAAGGAGCGTTCGTACGCGGTCAGGTCGATGGCGTGCTCGGATCCTTGGATTTCGACCAGATTGACGCGGCCAATCTTGGCATGGTGTCGGCGCCACGGCTTAAAGACTATACTGGGATGGTGTCGGCTGGCGACCAGCGGCATGCTGGCGGCGTCCACATCGACAATGTGGTTGCAAGCCCGTTGAGCGACGTGGAACTCGTGGCCCGCCGATTCGGATACGCTTTGAACAATGAGATGATTGGAAGTGTCAGACCTTGAGCACGATAACCGTCACCGTTGGTGACATCACGCTTTACGGCGACGCCGGACACGAGTTCACACTGGTGTCCATGAGCGGTTTCGACGATTTGCCGTCAGCCAAGACCGAACAGGATTCTTGGGCTAGGGCTGACGGCAACGCTATTCCCGGCACGACGTATTATGATGGGCGAACCATCACCATCAACGGATACTATGCGACCAGTACGGTCGAAAGTACGGACGAGATGATGCGCCGTCTTCGCGGCATGGCCGGACGTTTGGTTCCAGTCACCGTGCGGAAGGGTGCTGGCATCACGTTGTCATGCGATGCGGAACTCAGGTCGATGACCGTGGACGAATACCGTTATCGTGGAAAGGCCGCGTTCCAGATTGGATTGCTCGCACCATCACCCTACTTGTATGGGCCATTGCGCTCGCAGACGGTCGGCGTGCCGACAGACGGCGAAGGCATCACCGACCCGCTGCTTGACCCATTGTCCGAAGGTGAGGTTGGTAATCCGGGACGTGTCGCCATCACCGGAAGCGGTTTCGCTCCGACGCATCTTGTCGTGAAAATCAGAGGCGGACTATCCGAAGGCGTGCGCATCCACTGCATCGAAACCGGCGAAGCGGTCGAATTTCACCGTCAAATCAACCCCGACGAGACGATGGTGTTCGATTTCGACGATGAGCGCGTGCTGTTCCAGAACCAGTCTGATTTGAGCATGTTCCTCACCGAAGAGAACTGGTTCCGTCCTTCGGACGATGCGACGATACAGTTCACGCCGTTGGGCGTGCAGTCGGGCGAGCCGACGATGACGGTCGAATGGAAGGAGGCTTGGCGGTGAAAATCTATCTCGCAGACCTGCTGACCGGACGCCGCATCATCCCATTGCCGCACACTTCCGCCGAATGGGAGATGAAACTGAACGATACTGATTCGCTCACCGTCAAAGTGCCCATCTATGCTTCGTCCGGCGATACGCGCGTCCAATATATTGCGAACGACGCGCGACTGTTGGATTTGAGGAACACCGCGGCCATCGGCAAAACCGTCATGGTCGCGGAGGATGATGGGTTGACGGTCGGTGGAGTGCTCATGCGCCGTGACTATGACGCCGATTCGGGTATTCTCACATTGGTCGCTTCAGGCATGTGGACGTATTTTGACCATAGGACGATTCTTCCGGCGAAGGCGATGGGAAAAAGCCTCGTCAAGTCGGATGATTCGCCAGACCCTCAATACGACACGTCATACAAGAATGTCACATGGAACACGGTAGCACGCAATCTCGTCGAACAGGCGATGAGCTGGCCCCACAGCAGCGTGCCGGTCGTGTTGGAGACAGCTGAGGTCGGCACGTCTGAGGCGAACTATCAGGCGGTCGATTTGAATTACGTCGGCGAAGTTTTGACGAACATCACGAACCGTCAGAACGGTTGCGACATCGGCTTCTTCCCAATGCGCACGGCTGACGGATTGGGTTATGAGTGGCATATGAAGACCGGCCATCCGCTGCTTGGCGGCGAAACCCACTATTTCAGCGCGTCCGCCTTGCAGCCGGGCATCGCGTCCCTGTCGGCCACGGATGATGGCGACAAGCTCGCCTCACTGCAATGGTTCACGTCCGGCAAATCCGACGATAAGACGCTCGTCGTGTCGGCCTACACGGACATTCTGGAAAAGGCGGGAGCTCCAATCTGGGAGAGCGTGGATTCAAGCCATTCGACAGTGAAACTGCGGAACACGCTTCAGGCGTATGCGAACGAGGCTGCCGCCGTCTACTGGCAGCCGGTATCGTCCACTGAGGCGAAAGTGCATCGCGGATACCTGCATTCTGTGAATCAGACGCTCGCCAACTATACAGTCGGCGATTATATCAGGTTCACGACGAAGGGCGACTGGTATTATGTGGATGGCGCGCATACGCGGCGCATCACCGGCATCAAAGCCGATGAAAGCTCGAATTGGATTACGTTCACCCTTGGTGACGTGTTTGACGGTGTGAAAGTGACGGTGGAATAATGGAAATCGTAGTGCATCAGGGCGAGTCGGCGGACGGCATGCACTTGTCCGCCGACGATACGGATGTGCTAGATGTTAAGAATCCGGCTCAGGCGACCAACAAGCTCGTGTCCACGCTGAACGAGTATGGTCGGCGCTTGCGCGAATTGGAGAAGCCTTCCGGCTCGCAGTTGACTCAGGCGATTCAGAAGGTGTTGGACATCAGCGCGAACATCGACACTACGGTGGCCGCATCCATCAACAGGAACTCCTATGACCGTGCGACCATCGACCAGAAGTGCAATACGTGGAATTGGGGCGTATTGTCTACCGACCGTGGCGGCACGAATACGACGAACGCCTACAATAACCTGTTCACGGTCGGCCCATGGCGTGCCGTGTGGGCGTTGTCGGACGGCACGATGGGCACATCACAGTCCAGCCGCAAGGTGAAGCAGGATTTCCTCAAGCCTGACATCACGTTGAAGCAGATGCGTTCCGTGGATTGGACGCTCTACCGTTTCATCGATGACGTGAATCTGAACGGCGATAGCGCGACAATCCATGTCGGCATGATTGCCGAAGACTTGGACGATAACGGTTTGGGACAGTTCGTCGAGTATAATGATGATTACGAGCCGTGCGGCATCAACTATCCGATGCTGGGCGTGTGGGCGATACATGAGGCCCATCTCGCCCATGACCGTATCGACAGGCTTGAGGAACGTTTGAAAGCGTTGGAAGGAAAGATTGATAATGGCATTGAGGAATAGTCTCTTCGCAGTGTCCGGGAAGGCGTCGTTTATGGATGCGCGCCGTGATATGAGCGGCCTGTTCGTCTGCGACAAGACCACGATGATGCCGATTGCCGGCATTCTCGACCGTTCGCAGGACAATCTCGTCACCGGCAACAGTAACTCCATGAGCGTGACGGTGCATCCGTTCAACGCGGTATTGAACCGTTATGGCGCGCTGCTTATCCAGAATGATGGAAACGTGAACGTGCCGTTGAATGCTGCTCCGTCCGCTAACTCGCGTATCGACGTCGTGTATGTGAAGCAGCATGAGAAGCGCTCGCCAATGTCGGATAGTTCGGACGTTCCGGCGTTCGGCGTGGTGAAGGGCACGGCCGCCGCCGTACCGGTCGCACCGGCTGTCCCGGATGGTGCTTTGGCTTTGGCTCAAGTGCTGCTTCCGGCTGGCGTGTCGAACACGGCAGCCGCTGGCGTGGTCATCACGCAGACGTATATTGGTGCCGCGATGAAGGGTGATATGCTGCGGGTTCAGACTTCCGCCCAGCGTAATGCTCTGACCGGCGTTCCTGAAGGCACGCTGCTGCATAACGTGGCCGACAATTGCGATTATGTCAGAAAAGACGGTAAGTGGCGTGGATGGAACATGCCTTGGAGTGACATCCACTTGGGCAATCATATCGCACACATGTGGGCGAGCGGTGGTACCGCGCATATCGACCTACTGACTTCCACAGTGAACCTGACTGGCTGGGGTAGCGAAGTCACCATAGCGCAGGTCAACAATCCCAACTTCTATCCTGCCATAGCAGAAGGCTGTTATGCTGGTACGAGAGATTCGTATTATCCAACCGTGCTCAGTGTGTTGACAAACGGCAGCGTCAAGGTTGGGTATGTTGGCGGCGCTACTGGAGGTCGCATTGTATCCCACATTCTCACGTATAATATCGGCTAGGCTTTCCATTCCCTGCACTGCCAGCCTCCGGTCACGCCGGAGTGTTGCCCAGCATGATGATTTCACCATTGGGGCGTACGAAATTGCACCAGTTTGGCGTTGACCGCAGCCACTACGCCATAGTTGATGGCGGTGGGATTATTTCCGTAGGGTCGCCTTCCGGCCGGAACGGTTTCAGTCGCAAGAGCGTGATTCTGTTGGTTTGAACTATCGTATTTTACGCTGCCGGTCACGATGACCGTATCCCATTTTCGTGTGAGAGCCACCACGTATCCTTGGTGAATGGCGCCTTCACGCTAATGATGTCCCTCGTCTTGGCCCACTTGCCGCTTGGAGTTCTGACATAATCGCAATTATCAGCTAGAATAGTGCCATATGAGCACTGACATCATCGTCGCCCTAGTGACCGGATTATGCGCCATCGTGGTCGCAGCGGTCACTTGGGCGCAAAACAGACGCGGCGACCTGAGCGAAGCCTACAGGCGACTTTCGGAAGCCCAATTGAACATGCAGCGGGAAATCGACCGACAGGACGAGAAGCTTGCCGAGTTCATTCAGGAACGCGACCAGCTCCGCTGTCAGGACGATTTGAAAACCTCCTACATTCGGGCGATAGGACATTGGTTGGGTGAACTCTGCAACGTTCTCGACTCCGAGTTTCTGGAACGGTATCCGAAGCCAAGACTTCCCGACGGGCTAAGGAGTATAATAGAACCGTTGGAAAACGACAACAGTAAGGAGCAGAATGTTGTTCACTAGTGATTTTTGGGTTGACACGTTGGAGCGTGCAATCCGTACCGCATGTCAGGCGGCATTGTCGGCTGGCGTGGTCGGTGGCGTCGGCCTGTTTCAGGTCGATTGGCTGAACGTGGCTGGCATCGCGCTTGTCGCAGCCGTCGCGTCCGTGTTGACGTGCGTGGCGTCCTCCGGCAAGACTGATGCCATCAGTCCGGCTTCGCTCGCCACTCCATCCAAGAGTCTGGTGACTGGCAAGCATATTGCAAGCAATGAAACGGAGGTTTCTGAATGAGGTTTGTGGATATCAGCAATTGGAAGGCTGACGTTGACGTTTCCAAGATTGACGCCGATGGCGTGGTAGTCCAGTGTACTTGGGGTGCTGGCGAACTAACGACGGGCAATGGTTTGGTCGGGTCCGTGTGGACTGGTGCGGATGCGAAGATTCAGGCCGCTGCCAAGCGTGGCCTTGCGGTCGGCTACATGCATTACATTCGTGGTGTCGGCGCTTCGGAGGAAGCGTGTTTCTTCGCCGGAAACACCAAGGGCTATCTTGGCAAGTTCGTGCCGTGCGTTGACTGGGAAGGGGCTGATAACGCCGCTTGGGGCAATCGAGCCTATTTGGATGAATTTCTCTACCAGTATATTCGACTGACCGGCGTGAAGCCGCTCGTGTATGCGCAGCGTTCCGAAATCCCGTTCATCAAGGATATTTGCGTCAAGCATGATTGTGGTATTTGGGAGGCGTGCTATGCTTCCATGGATGCGGTCGGCTGGCAGGATGCCGATTCGATTTGGTCGTATGTGGCGTATCCGATGCGCCAGTACACGTCCAACGGTCATATCGGCGGTTATGCCGGTTCGCTTGATTTGAACTATTTCGCTGGCGATAAGGCCGCTTGGGACAAGTATGCTGGCGTGGGCGCGAACACTCCGGTGGATCCGGTGCCGGTGGTTTCCTCGGCTCCGACCGTGGTTGCCGCCACGTATGAGGTTGCGGTCGATGCGTTGAACGTGCGTACTGAACCGTCGTTGAAGGGGCAGGTTGTAGCCAGTTACAGTCGTGGCGGGAAGGTCGTGTTGGATGGTTGGGGCGCTTATGCTGACGGCTTCCTGTGGGGTCGTTATATCGGCGCTTCTTCGGGTCAGCCGAGGTATGTCGCAATCGGCACTGATTCCGGCAGTGACTGGTATTTGACAATGTGTCGTTAGTTTGATACAATGAGGACTGTTGGAAGTTTTTCCAGCAGCCCTCCTTTGGTTTTCTCCAAAGCCCCTGCACGGTTCATGCGGGGGCTTTTCTTTTTAATCATCTAACAGCACGCATATCATGTCCGTCACGATTGTCGTTGCCACGTATGCGAGGAAGACGCGCGTGTCCCACGTGCCGCACGCGACCATGATGGTTGCGACGAATCCAAGCAGGATGATGTTGCAGATGATGAGTTTCAGGGTTTCCATCGGAACTCCTCATCCTGCGCTTTCTCGTTCAGGGCTTAGTTTGCTGCCGTTACGCCAGTCTTGTTCAATCGTCACCGCGCAACCCATTCCGTGCAAAGCCCGTAATACAGGAGGCTTTCTTTCGTAGTGAGTTTCTTCATGCAGTGCCAGCAGCGTCCCGTGATACCGGCTGCCATTTCCCTAATAACACCCATCTGTATACTCCAATCCTTCCTGAATGTCCTGTATGTCTTCTTCCGTCAACGCCGAATCGATTTCCTGCTTGCAGGTTTCGCACAGCATTTCTGGATACCATTCCTCTAACGTCATATCTCGACCGCAGTAGAGGCATTGTCTTGGTGTTTTCATGTCACACTTCCATCGCGGGCTGAGGGGCCTTCTGATGCTGATAGTGGCCGACCATGCCGTATGGTTTCACCGCAGCATCGTTCAGGTATTCGAATGAGACTTGGCCGATTCGCATGCCGGGTGTCAGCATGATTGGGAAACTGTTCTCGTTCTTCAGTTCGACGGTGATGGTTCCGATGAATCCGGCGTCGATGAATCCTGCGGTAACGTGCGTGCAGAGTCCGAGTCGGCCAAGGCTGCTTTTTCCGTCGAATCGTGCCATCATGTTGTCCGGGAGGCTGATTTTCTCTACGGTGGCGCCTAGGACGAACTGTCCGGGCTGTAGCATGTAGTGTCCGTCGATTCTGACGGGCTTGGTGTGGATGCCGTGCAGCGTGTGGTTGCCGCCGTCCGCGTAACCGTCTTTCGCATCTTTGGTGAAGATGACGATGGTGTCCTGCAATGTCACGTCATACGAGTTGGGGTTCAACTGTTTTTCCGTGTATGGCAGGATGAGGTCTTGATGGTCTACGTACTGTTCGATGGTGATGTCGTTCAGCATTTTTTTTCTCCTTCCTGCATGAACGCCAATGCCATGGTGAGGTAGGCGATGGCGTCCAGATACGAGTCTTCTTTACTGTGGTCGTATTTGATGCGTTCGATTTTCAATTCGGCCATCATGATGGCGGCATCCACTTCCGCATCGTCGCAGCCGAACCATCGTTTGGAAATGTTTTGGAACATGATGCGCGGATTGCCGTATTCTTCGGTTTTCTCCCCGTTGAGCATGTTTTCCACATGGTAGAGGTTGTCGGCGATGCGCGTGTAGATGCTTGGCTCAATGTTTTCGAATGCGTTTCCCACTGTCGGCGGCTCCGGTGGGTCGAGGATTATATCGCTCGGACCTTTCAGTCCGTGATTGTCGGCTGCTTTGGTGGGAATCGCCTTGTTCACGTCTTCCATCACCTCATCCCAATTGTTTTTCTTTGATGATGTCATCAAGTGTTTTCCTTCCTTCTATCACGTCCATGACCTGGCGGTTCCATGGCGTGTCCGGTACGAGTATGCGCTGCCGTCCCTGATAGGGACTGCCGCGTCGTACCAGTCTCCTGTTGGCCTGCTCCCAGTCGGCGTATGTCCATGGGAGGTCGAGCCATATCTGGTCTTTCATGAGACGCTGTAGGCCGTCCACGCCGGTGCCCATGGATTGCGGGTTGGCGACTATGAGCCGGTATTTTCCGCGTTCTTGGTTGGTCATGGTGAGGAATGTTTTCGCATCGGTGCATGGCGTCCAAGTATGGTAGATTTCGTCTCTTACCGCTTTGAACCGTGTCCATACGAGCAGTGGTGTTTGGTCTTCGCGTCTCTTGGCTTCACTATATACTGTTTCGAGTTTGGACACGCCGAACCAGTAGGATTCTCCACGGTCTTTGGTCTTGTAGGCGAAGCCGTCGTCGAGTTGGGCGAGTTTGACCGCTGCGGCGCTCGCGCTTGCCGCGTACACGTCTTCGGCTAATTGGTAGGTGTGCGTCCACTGTTCCAGCGCCATGTCCTCCTGTTCGGTTTTCGGCGATGGGAGCCATTCGACTTGCGGTAGAGGGTTGCCTCCGCGTCGGATGTCCAATACGAGTTTTTGCAGTTGTTGGCACGCTTCCTCTACCATGGGCTTGGAGTACGTGTATTTGACCACTGTGCGCCCTTGCACGCTCATCGTGTATGGTTTACCGTATTGCATCCTGAAAGCCCCTAGAGTGCGCCAGCAATCACCTAATAGGGCCATCCTGTCCTTGGCGTGCGGGTACATGACCACGGTCTGCCCGTACAGGTCTTCCAAATCCTTCGGAGCGGGCGTGCCGGTCAGCATCAGCACGTCCTTGGCATGGTCGCTGATGCCCTTCACGACTTTGGAACGTTCACTCCTGGGATTCTTCACCATGTGGCTTTCATCCACGATGAGACTGAAACCGTCCGGCACTTCGCCCAGCTTCGCGGCCATATTGTATGACACTACGAGGAAACGATAGTCTTCTGGCCAACCATGCTTACGGTAGTCTTCGATGGTCAACGCCTTGCCGTGCGACCATTGGCTGATTTGCGGTAGCCACGCGGTCTTCACGACGCTTGCCGGACAGATGACGAGGATATGTTCCGCATCATCCAGCAAGTCCATGCTGCGTTTCGTCTTGCCTGTTCCGGCCTCGTCGAAAATGAAAGCCCTCACTGCGTATCCTTCCCATGTTTGGCTTCCCATGCCGCTATGCGCTCGCGTCCTTCCGGCGTTTTACGCCATCTGCGCCAAGTCTGATAGCTGACGCCATGTTCGGCCTTGAATTTCTTATACCACTTGCGGCATGCGTTTCTGGTTTCCTCACGATGCTGTTTACGGTATTGCACCCAATAGTCGAGCATTTTCTCGTGGTTCTCGTTCACCCACTTCTTTTTCAGCTTCCGCTTATGCTCCGCCTTTTCGGGTGTCATGTCGGCATAGCGGGTGACGGTCTTCTTTTTTCTGGCGGGCGGCATCGGCTTGGGCTGGCGCATCTTCTCGATGTCAGCCCAAGCGTCGTCGTCGAGTTGGCTGTACAGGTCAGTCGTTTTCTTCGTCATGATTGTTCGACCTTACGGAGTGTTCCACCATGCCGACGATGCCTTTCACCATGCCGATGAGGATGAGGGTTACCGCCGTGCCTCCCGTGACTGACAGGAGGATGACGAGCAGGTACAGGCAATTCGTCATCAGTTCATGCATTTTTCTTCTCCTTCACTACGCTGAGGCGGGTGGTCGTCGATGTTTTCCTGAATGGGGTCAGGTCGGTTGGATGCTGGCTGAAATACGCTTTGTAGTCGGTGGTGGTGCGCGTGGTTTCCGCCAGTCTTGCGATATGTCCGGCGCATGCCACTCGTTCGCCGGGGTGTTCGCCCAGCCATGTGGCGAGTTTTTCCTTCAGCGTGTCGTACCGGTCTTTCGCTTCCAACAGTTCAGCCAACAGGTGTCGTCCGCCATTGTCCGATTCCGTTGGCTTTTCCGCATGTTCGTATTCCGTCGCATACTTTTCCAGTTTGCCGGCGTCCATCACGTTCGGGACGATTGTGATGTCGAGTGTTTTCTTGATTCGTTCGGTGATGTATTCGGCGTCCAGCGTCTCCCATGACTGGGGTCGTTGCGCGTAGATGATTTCCGCATGCTCCGTATCCATCATGCGGGCTTCTATCTGCGCTTGAATCGAATATTGGTTGCGTTGTTCGGTGGTGAGGAACGCGTATGATGGTTTGCTTCCCGTTTTCGCTTCGACTGTGTGCAGGATTCCATCATGGTCACGGTATGCGGCGTCAAGAGAGACGTGCAGACGCCCGTCCGTGTAGAAACTGTTGTCGTACCATGCGAGCTGTCCGTTCTTTAAACGGTCTACTGGAGTGTTCTTGGCGACGATGGCGAGCTGTAGGCGTTCCGCATGGAGTTTGACGAGCATTGGCTCCCAAATGCTGCCGAACTGCAATGCCGACTGTACGGCTGGAATGTTCGGCGGTGGGGTGGGCAGTTGTCCGGTTGCGATGAAATGCGCGAGACTTGACGCGCCTATCGTTCCTTCACGGGCTTTGAGCCATGTTTCATGGTCTTGGAAGACCCGGTATGTCAGATTTCTTTCGTCCATCTCATTTTCCCTTTCGAATCGACTATAAGGATGTCGCGGTGCATGTTCGTCAGGTCAACCCGGTTTTCGTGGAGTAGTATGGTGTCGACGGCTTTCGCGCCGTAGAGGAGTATGACGTTCGCATTATGTTTGGCGAGCGTTTTGAGTTCGCGGCACTGGTCTGGGCTTGGTTTTCCTATCGTGCGTTTCAGTTCGATGAACCATACGTTGCCGAGCGTGTCCACGGCGGTCACGTCGGGGAATCCGTTGCGTGAGCGTCCTTCCGTTTTCTGCACGTACCATCCTTGCTGTTCCAGGCCTTTGATGAGACGGTTCTGGATGGCTGATTCCAATGGTTCCGGCTTGCGGTTATTCAATGTCGTCATTGGCGTTCTCTCTGATTCTGACCGCGCTGACCCATACCGCGTATGTTCCGTCCGACTTTCGGCGTGTGACCGTAGCGTAGTCGACGTTTGGTTCCGTCCATGCGGTGATATGTTTGCGGATATGGTGGGCGGTGGAGTTCGCTGTGGTACGTTTCTTGTATGAACGGTATTCGGCCCATTTGCCTAGATTGAGTTTGAGCATCGTATTGAACACGTTGTCTGCCCGACTGTTGGATGGTGGGGTGGTTAGGAATTTTGTCATTTGTTTTCCTTCGGTCTGAAATATGCGGGCATGATTGATTTCGGTAGGATTCTGCCTTCACGCTCCAACCGTTTCGCATGTGGGAACAGCCAGCCGCGGGACACTCCAAGCGCCTTCGCGGCTTGGCTGATGTTCATGCATGTGGTGAGCGCGTCAATCAGCGTGTCGTCGCTGTAGTGGATTGGCGCGTTCATTGGTGGTTAGAACTCCGGTTCCGGTTCTCCGGCGCCTTCATCGTCGATGGTTTGCTGCGTGTATACGCCGAACTTGTGTGGGGCTGGGGTGTTGTTCTTTTCGATTCTCAGCAGTTGTACGCCGGTCAGGAAGTAGGCGAGTCGTCCTTCCTTCGTGCTGCCGATTTTGAATGCGACGTTGGCGAGCGTGCCGTCGCCCGGCTCTTCGGTCAGTTCGATGTCGTTGGCGTTTTGGTCAACGATGCTGGGTTTCCATTTGGATGATAGGTTGACGAGCCATTTGCCGCGCTGAGGTTGGGTTCCGTCCTTGAGGGTGATTAGGTCGCCGTCCTTGTATCGCAGGTTGTCGCCGTTGGCTCGTACGCCCAACTGTTTGGCGGACGTGACGAGTTCCTTATGCACGTCGCCGTTCTTCGGGAAAGCGAGTTGCAGTTGGTAGTTCGGTTCGATTCCGCGCTGTTTCGCAGCGTCGGACTGATGCTTGTCTTTGATGTGGACGAATCGGATTTCGCCTACCGCTTCGATTTCGAGCATTTCGTTGGCCATTGTGTTTTCCTTTCGTTAGTGGTTAGTTAAATTCTTCTGTGAGGGCTGGGCGTGGGATTGGGGCGGCTGTTTTTCCGTCGTCGTCCAACACTGTGGTGAGTCCGAGCAGGTGGATTAGCCCATAGCGCCTGTAGTAGGTTTCGAAGCTGCCTACTTGTTGGGCTGCGGCTGCCGGATACGTGTAGCTGCTGCTTACCGCCTCGCCATGCTTCACCATGTCCATGAGGTTTTCCAACTCGTGCGTTGACTCGTAGATTGCGATGGTGAGCGTGTTGTAGACGGTTGGCATGTCCGTGTCGGCGCCGACTATTTCGCTTGAGCAGACGGCCGTCCAGCCTAGACCGTGTTCCATCATGCTGTTCTTGACGAGTTGCCAGACGTTGTCCAGTGTGGCGTACTTGTATCCGTATCCTTCGGTCGTGCGTTTCACCGCTTCCACTGACTGTTGTACTGCCGCGATTCGGCTTAGCACGTCGTATCGTTTATCGTTCGTCATTGTTTCTCCTTTTTTCGAGTTCGTTTTCGATAAGCGTTTCGTCTAGGGCGAGCCTGTATGCGTGTTCGACGATGTCGTCGTAGTCGCATTGGGTGTGTGGGGTGTGTTCGTGTATTGCGTATTCGGCTATGATTGTGAGGTTTTCGTTTGTCGGGTTCGCCTTGTATGCGTTTATGCGGTTCTGCCATACGTCGTGGCGTCCTTGCAGCCATGCTTCGAGCGCGTTCTGATAGTCGTTGGCTGAGTATGGCATTGCCATATGGTGTGCGATTATGGTGCCTGCCACGTCGATGCCGGCGTTGAGCGCCCTATCGGGTAGGTGGCCGAGGAATGTTTTTACTCTATCTTGAAAGTATGTTGACGGTTTCATTGTTTTACCTCATTTCTTTGGTTTCATTGTTTATTATATCAGGGCATGTTTCGCGACACGCCCGAAAAATTCACCAATGCATGTTGGAAACCCATACGCCATGCGAGTGTTCGACCGGTTCGCCTTCAAGCCATTTTTAGACAACCGTGTGGGGTGATGAGCGTTACAGGTCCCTGACCTTTGAACACGGTGTTGTCGTATCCGCTGTCGATCCATGCGGCGACCATGTTGCGGGAGTCGCACGCGTATGATCCTATCGTGTGGTCGTGTGCGATGCCGTCATGCGCGACATACCCCCTATCCGTATGGGACGGTTGGCGATTGCATGGCTCTACGCATGCCATGCGTGGCGAAACGAAAATGCGTCAGGCACGGGGCATGCTTGAGACTGTCCCAATGATTATGGGTGAAGCCCGCCACTTTCAGCGGGTCAACGTTTTTGAATGCCCTCAAGCGTTCGCCGTCATACCAGCTGACGCCGCCCCCGTCCGGGTTCGCCTCACTCATGGCCAGGATGTGTTCGGGTTCCGGCATTGCGCCGGGTACTGCCGTAACGGTGACACACATTGTTGTTTTCAATGGTGGTGGCTGGACGTTCCAGCTTCCGAAGATTTTCAGTCGTTGCCACGCGTGGCGGCGAGACGCTTGCGGATGTGCGCGTAGCGTGCGTTCAGTTCGGGGCGTCCGGCACGCTTGTACAGGCGCAACGCGGTACGTTCCAACGGTTCCACGGTCGGCTTGCCATGGGATGCGCGTGCGACACGACTGCGAACGACGTTCTCGACTGTCCGCATGGCCGTCTCACCATGACGGTTCAGATATTCGTGACCGTACCAAATGTCCTCGCCATTGTACGCATGGTACAGGTGGAAATGGTCGAGACCGCATGGTTCGCTGTCCGCCATGGCCATGACGGTGGCGGCCTGCGCGTAGTGGTGCAATGGGCGTAGGTTGCGTGACGGGAGCGCGTAGCAGGGTTCCGGGGCCGACAGACGCCCGTCGACAAGCTTGCGGCCATGCTCGCGTCGTTCCTCATGCGTACGGTATTCAAGCGTGGCGGGCTGCGTGTCGCCATGACTGTGGCGTGCGGCACGCGAAGCCCCGATGTTGGCGTTGACGTTACGGCGGATTTCTGCGGCGCGTTCCCGACGTTCCCGCTCCTCGGCGGCTTTCCGTGCCGTTTTGACGCTACGTGCGGCGGCGAGTCGTTCGTCGAGCGTGCGACGGGGCGTGTCGGTCACGTTGTCGGCCATGCATGACGCGTAGCGTTCGATGAGGTTTGCCGATACCGTGCCGCGGTGGTGCTTCTCGAAAAACCGCCACATGGCGCATATCCATTTGACCGCCGGAACGAGTTTGCCCGCAGTGCCCTCATACCAGCAGTCGAACGTGCGTAATTCGATGGTGTCCGCATGTTCGTCGTTGACGGCCGTGTGTTTGCCTGTATATTTGCCGTGAGTGAGCGTGCACCAATGGTCGTCGTCGAGATGGCGCATGTTGAGCGTACGGCATTGTGTCGCGTTCAGCCCGTGTAGCGCCCAATACCAGCGGCTCGCGCATTGGTTTGGCGTGCGTGACACGTGGATGTGGCCTCCCGCGTTTTCGCCGTATTCCGGAATGCCTTCCACGATCCGTTGCAGGTCGGGCAGTTTGGACATGTTGAGGATGTTGGATTGTAGTTCCATCCCGTTCCGTTCCAGCGACATGTCCTTGTCCCAACCGGCGATGATGTCGGAGTTCGCCACGTTTTCCGCGAAGTCGTCGGATAGTTCGGATTCGAGTTCGATCTCGACGCCGAACGTGAACCGGTTGCCGGTCATGGACGCGTAGGGGTAAGTGTATTCGGGGTTCATGCTGTCCGTGAGGAGTTCGTTGCCGTGGTGGCGCGGGCAATAGTAGTCATGGCATGTCATGCTGTCCCCGCAGTTCTCGCATAGTGTCGCGTCGCAGTCGAAGACGTCGCAACGATAGTGTTCGTCCCGGTCTGGGTCGATCGGCGTGCCGCATTGCGCGCACCATTCGTCATCGGTGTCGAAGTCGCCTATGCTGTAGACGCGGCGCATTCCGTCGCCGTTGTCGAAGCGTACGTAGAGTTCGCCGCCGATTGCCACGCATTGCGCGTAACCGTCGGGCCATTTGTCGAGGTATGCCCTGTATAGGCGTTGCGCGGTGCCGTCACGCTTGTTCCATTCGGTGTAGGGTTCGTTGCCCATGATTGTGATTCTGTTGGCCATTGTTGCCACGCTTCCCTTGATGGAATGTTCGTGCCTTGCGGGATTCGGACCCGCATGTGTGCCGTTGGGGTTGGATGGTCTGGGCGGCCGTTTTGTCCGTGGCGTTTTCGTCGTCCGGGTCGTGCCGTCATGGCTGACATCTTACGACTGTATGTCATGTCGGCGTGTCGTATCGGCGGAGTGGGTCACATCCCGTGCATGGCATAGAGGCTGCGGTGACGGGTGACGTCGCCATTGTCCACCGTCTTTCCGCCATGGACCTTATCCCTCAGCCAGTCGAGGCGTATGCCGCGGAAAACGGCGTCGGTCTGCGATAGGAACTCCTTGACGTGCTTCAATGTCGTGGCGTTCGGCACGTCCATGTTGACGGCCACGTCGTAGACCGCCGGATGCGTGCCGGATGACGTGATCGGCTTGACGGCGCACACCGTGGTGCCGTATGACCTGAGCACGTGGCACGTGCCGTCGTTTCCGGCGTCCCACGTTTCGACCATGGCCTTATGGTAGAAGGACCGTTGGGCGGTGTTCAGGGGTTGCAGTTCGTAGCTTCCGATGTAACGCATTGCCATCACCTCTTGTGTAGTGGTTTGTTTGATGGCTCCACCATACCAAACGTTGACTAATGAGTCAAGTCGGCGTGTCGCAATGCCGCGGCGGCCAACCAACAAACAACACAAACCAACAAACCAAACCACCCAACAAGAACAGCCCCCACACCCGACACACGACACCAAACAACACACACCAAACCAACCACCACAAACCCGAACAAACAACCC